AGAGAGGAGGGCCCGGGTGCCCGCCGCCCGCTATGTCCGATTTTTGGACCCACCCCGGGGTTTAGTCCCCGGTGCCCCCGGTGGTGGTGGGGATCGAGGTTGATTAGTTATTTTTTTGTTTAATTTTTTTTGTGTGCCCGCGCCGGCCCCGCTAGAGGCGTGGTAGGTGGTGGGTATCGGTCGTGTTTATTGCGTTTTGTTTATCGTTCCGGTGGTGGAGTGTTGCCGCGGCGAATGTTGCAGCTTCGGTGGGCAGCTAGTAAGGGGGAGTCTTTATCGCCGGGATAGTAATGATCAGCTTGGAATGGATCGTTTCCTCGTGGGCCCCCCCCGCAGATCCAACATTGTTTAGCGGTTTCTCGGACTTGTTTTGCCCGCCGTTTGTAGTTTCCGCCGTAGTGGGGTCGGGGTCCCCGTGCCTGGTCGATTTTTTGTTGGAGTAGCCCCCGGCATTCGGGACAACGATTTTTTTCGTAAATTAATTTTCCGCAACCTAGGCAGGGTCGGGGGATTCCGGGGATCATTCCTTTTCGGGGGTTTCCTCCGCCTTGATGATACGGTTTTCCTTATCGGGCTTCGGGTAAACCAGGCGGTGGATTGCGTTAGCGATTGTGGCCGCGTTATCGCGGATCGGGCCGACCGAAGGATTACCGCATGACCATAGAATCGTTTTCTCAATATCCTTTTCGCTGATCATCGTTTCCTCCCTGAGAATTCCGGTTCGAGGTTTGTTTTCCGCTTCTCGAGTATGGCATTCATATAGGCGTGCCATGCTTCGCCGCGTTCGTCAGCGGGGACCAGGCTCAAATGACGTAGAGCCTCGTCGAGCTCGTCGAGGGTTTCGGTCATTTCCTACCTTTGGACATAGTTCATGTGAGACTAGCAAACATAATAGGCAGATTTTCCGTTTTGTCTAGTTCCTTCTCTGCGTGTCTACATTCCTCGGGCTATCGTGATTCGGCGGTGTAATTCGGTGAGGCCGTCCGGTGTTAGGCAGATTGCCGCGGAACCTTCATTATCTTGAACGATTATTCTAACCTTCTGGCCGAGTGTTGTAGCGATATCGAAGGATCCATTCGATTCGACTCGCTCACCATCTTCCGAGTCGTAAACGATCGGATCGGGTCCCGGGATCGAACTCCATATGCTCACGGTTTAACCTTCCTAAATTTCCATTTCCAAATCATGCACTTACGTTTCTTCGAATATTTCCAGCGGCCGCCGAATTCTTTCATGATTGCACCTCGAATTGATGCTGCCAAATATGGGACACCCAATCGGTGGCATCCCCGGATACTTCAACATTCACGGATCTTTTCCATCCCCGATTCACCGTCACGCGAATGAAAATAATCGGGACTACGGTTCCGCAGATCGGACACTTACCCATAATCGGGTAAGGCTCATTCGGTTCGATCTTGCACGAATTAATGGGCATCATGAGGCGGCCGCTATTGCTTCCCGGATCGAATGGGATTCATAACGGTTACGGTGCCGGCGGATCCGTCCAGCTGCCGCCCACCGGCGAAGATCCCTAGTCGGGATCCCGAAGAAAGTCGACGCGGCCTCCGGGTCGAGCCACAATTCCGCATGCCTTGAGGATGCCACAACCATCAATAACCGGGCAATCGTCCAATTCGTACGGCAACCCGGGCAGGACACGGAACCGCCGAAATCCTCTCCCGTGATCCGGATCGGCCGGCCACACTCCCCATCCGTGGAATCCGCGGGACACGTCACCGACCAGGCGGATCGGGGCTGTTGACCTGCGGCGGCCTGGGCCTGCCGCCAGAGACCTGCAATCTCCCGCCCGAAGTCATCGATAGCCGGATGCCTGTCACAAGCCTTATCAAGCCAAGAATTAAGGAAACCAATCGACCCGTTCATTCGAACCCCGACCGGATCCGCATCCGGGCCAGCCTCATTAAACCGGAGAATCGATGCCGGCCCGAACGGGGCAAGCTCAAAAAACCGGCGCCAATCCTTCTCCCACGCCTCAAGCACCGGAACAATATCGAAGCCGGCCACGAAATCCAGGGCATCAATCCGGACACCGATCTGTATTTCCTTTGACCTCGAGCCGCCCACCTTGCCCGGCATTAAAGCCCCACCCGCGTCATACAGGAAGTTAGGAAGATCCTCCAATTGGGAACGCATCCGAGAAGCACACTTCACACAAACCCGGGATTCCTGATCCCTCGAACAAACTTCACATTTCACGGACCCTCCCACCGTTTATAAGTAGTTTCTAAATCTAGGCAGACTCCTGGGAAACCCCCCCAAAAGCCGGAGCCCTCGTTTCCGCCCAGGGCATGACTTTAGGCCGCCTGGCACTAGGCCGAGCAGCTTTAGCATGCGACTCCTTCCGCCCGATCGTGGCGGTTAGTCCGTTAGCCGGTTAACGGATTCGGTCACTCCTATTCCGGCACGCATCTAGTTAATGTCGGGATGCGTTGAGACGACGGTTAGGACATCTAACAGGGTTGAAGTGTTCGAGTCAAGAACAAAGGTAGTTCATCGATCGAAGCTAAGTATTCGCTAGGAACGAACCATGCAGCTGCCCGGCCGTTCGGTGATCGAAGCCACGCGGGATCCTGCGCCTCAAGACCAAGGATAAATCCTTGAATGGTCATTGTCGGCATTTGCCCTGTCACTAGAACGTAGAAATGGTCGGGTGGATCCGATGGTCGAACGATCAGGGAATTGTCGTGTCGTCGTGTCCACCTTACTTGGATGTTCGTTCCGATATCGGGATCACCGACATCGGTTTCCAGATTCCAAAAAACGTTCAAATACTTAGCGACGATTAATTCCGCGGCGGCACCTTCGATATCTTCATCCCAACCAAGATCCTTTGCACCATGGCTATCGACCGATTCACGCCGCATGGCGGTAAGCCGCCGCATCTGGCCGACATTAGCGGCCATGATTCTTTCCCGTAAACCTAAAGTAATCTGCATTATTTCACTCCCGTTATTTGGGCCCGTATCCATTGGGATAACGTCATGCCCGCTTCAATCGCGGCACCGCGAATCATTTCCGCTTCCTTCTCGGTGACACGAAATGACAACATTACGCCTTGAGTCATTAGAAACCGATTTCGTCCGGTGCTGACCAAGGATCTTCGATCGAAGCTTTTGCTTTCTGGAATGCCTTTCGGCCTTCCTGGGGCCGATCTACTTTAATGATCTTCACGGGATCGTATTCGATTGATGCCCCAACATAATCTGCCGTTATTTCGGTGCGATTTCTTTTCTCACCATTAGCAGTTTCATAATTCTCGATTTTCGCTTTGCCTAGAACAATAATGCGGTTACCTTTTGCGAATGATTCGCAAATATTCTCGGCAAGTTTATTGAAGGCCGTCACATTCCAAAATGTCGTATCAATCTCTTTCCATTCATTATCAACTTTTTTGTTTCTTGATGAGACAACAGTAAATTTTGCTATCGGTTTCCCTGATGCCGCAAAACGGATTTCTGGATCCGCAGACAATCGGCCGACGATAGTGATATTTGCACTCATGATTTCCTCCTACGCTGACAAGCCCGCGACATAGTCACGGACCCTGATAAGCCGTTGCCTTTCTTCCCAATCCAACCCGCCATAAATACCGAACGGGATCCGGTTCGAGACTGCATATTCTAGGCATTTGTCGACAACGGGGCAAACATAACAAACCCTTTTGGCATCCTTCATTTTCCGCCGTGAAGCATTATCGGTTGGCTCTGCGAAGAATAGTTCCGGGTCGACGGTACGGCATGAAGCATCATCCATCCAGCCTTCCCAGCCTGTTCTATACATATGACCACCGTTCCTTCATTACCCAAAGGAAACCGCCAAGCGGGAACATTCCGGGGACCCCGAGCTCGAGGGATCCTTCCTGATCGTCGGGGAGGGACCAAACGCACCAATCTTCGACACGGCCGATGCCGTAACCGCGCCTTTGTGTGACTAGGAAGCCGTGAAATGGGGATTCCTTATCGTTGTGGGCCCGCCATGCCGCGTCCCGTTCCCGCATTGTTTCTTTCATCCACGCTTGGATCTGATTCCAGGAAGCATCCTGGGCAGTCTTGCCGGCCTTGACTTCGAGGATCACTAGCGGCCGCCGGCATAGCCGGATATCGCCGTGATCGTCGGATCCTTTCAATGCTAACCGTTCGGCCTCATGGAATCCCGAACCGCGGGCAAGATTAACGACGGCGGTTTCTGCTCGAGTACCAATAACTTTAGGTCGATTCACGGTTGCCCGTCCCATTCGTGGAGATACCGATTCCATGACCAATCCGACCAACCCGATTCGACCGCGGCCGCCGGATTCTCCGTAACCCACCGGTGACACGGCCGGCACAAAGCCCGAAGATTCCCAGGCTCGAGGATCCCATCCCGCCATTGAGACCGGCGGACAACCTCATGCACATCGGTCGAGGCCGCCCGGTGGCAGCGTTCACACACCGGGCGGGCCTCCAACAGGTCGGCAACGATCCGCCGCCGTTGACGGTATTGAGCTTCACGCTTTTTCGACCGGTGCCGCATCCGGGGACCATTGAACAGGCTTTTTCGAAGCCTCGAAAGCCTGGACAATGCGACCGGGCAAACGGCCGCGCTTCCCGACCTCGATACCGTTAGCCTTTGCCCATTCACGGGCTTCCATTTGACTAGCCAATTTTCCTCCTTTAAGTGTCCTGGCCGACAGGTTCCGCCAGGAATTGACTTCTAATCGCCGCCGAAAGGGTTTGCCCGATCGACAGTTGGGAACGGATCGTATTGATTCTTTCCCTTACCGCACGGTGCTTTTGAAAGGCTAGCTCATACTCAAGCCTTTCCGCCTGTGTGCGGATTGTTGCCTCATGCTTCCGGTGGTCGACGGAACCTTCGCAGTTGATGAAGGCTCGAGCGTAGGCCACTTCGAAAGCCTGTTTCGCTAGCACGGCAGCTTCATCCGCCACCGCGATATCGTCCGTTGCCCGGTCAAGAATCTTCGACAATTCCGATAAGCGTTTAACGATTTCAATTTGATTAGGAAGCATGACCGGTTCCACATTCCCCGATCATCCAAGCCCCGCATTTCCCGCACCGTTCTAGGCCTGATTCACGATCCGGAAGGATGGGCTCGGTTATAATGGTCATAGAAATCACCGGTTCCGCCTGATCCTTTTTCACCGCACACCGCGCAAATCCATGACCCTATTCGCCTTCCTTGCCGAACATTTCTACCGGATCGGATAGGTCCCTTTTCTGGCCGCAAACTTTGCACTTGAATACCAGGCTTTCCGTTTCGGTCATTTCCTGCCGGCCGTAGCATGACCAGCACCACAAATTAGGCATGATGCTCCGCCATGATTTGTCGGAGAATGATTCCCATATTCCGTTTCAATTCTTGTTCCTCGGCCTCGAGGAATTCTTCACGGGCCTCCTGTATCGCTTTCGCTTCGATCCGGGATTCGAGCATTTCGATAGCCCAATGCGCTGCCCACCGCGATAAATACGAGATAGATATAAACCCATCTCCGAAAAGATCGGGAGCTTTGATTCCTTCCCATGACAAAAGTTCTTCCAGCTTTTGCCGCTGCCGAAAACTGCACCCAATCTTTCCCGCGTGTGCCCATTCGATATTCCTCACCGGTGGAACGTTGCTGGGATTGAGTTCACTCATTCCGCACCTAGCCCGGAACCCATGACCAGGGAATCCGCGAAGGCGGATTGGTCGGCCGGCAGCATTTCGGTAGCGTGTGCCCAACAGTAGACACGTTCAATCATGCCGTTATCGGTTCTGATAAACCATTGTTCCTTTGCTTCGTTATCACATGACGCGATTAGGCATTTAATCCGCATCGGAATCCGCCTTTAATTCTTCATAACGTCCCTTCCAGATTGCCCGCAATTCTTCCGCAGGTTCTTCCGGTAAGTGATAGCCCGTTATGTCATCGGAAATTGCTTTCAAATGCACGAAGCTTGGGGCCGTGCAAATGGCGGCCGTCCATTCCACTAACTGATCCTCGGACGCTACCGGTTTCGGATGCTCGATCGGTTGTGAAGTTGCTAATTCTTCCTTCGACCAAAGATCCAGCGCGACACCGAATCGCATAGACGCGACGCGGATAGCGTTTGAAATGGCACCTTTCCGCCGATCATAGAAATCGGATCCTTGCGGTTCCCCGTATCCCAACCGGGTAACCCCGCATACGGTGAGCCGGATCCAGAGGCCGCCTTTTTCGTCGAGTTGGGGCAATCCTTGATCGTCGAAGGCAAGCGGTTCCCAATTCCATGCCGGATCTACCTGCAATAGTCGGTCGGTGACGGCCGCGTGATCGACATAGGCAAGATTTATCCCCGCCTTCGGAAGCTTCCGAATAACCGAAGCCGGGAAGGGTTCCCGAAGCTTTGCCGCCTGTTCCGGTGTCATACGCAATCCCTGACCTTCGCCCCGATTGTTAGGGCATGAACCGCTGACCAATGGTGCAAACCCTCAAACCCGGGGCGCTTCGGAAATGGATTCAAAACGAAAGCGAAAACCTCATCCTGGACATAACGCGGCGCATTACTAGCCCGCTTATCTGCCCACTCCGGATAACCCGCCTCCGTTGCGTAATGCTTCCAGGTCGACTGTATGAATTGGTAAGCCCCCGAACCGTAAGGCCCGTCAGCTTCGTAGTTGCCGCGGGATTCCCGCCACATGATGCACTTACGAACCCTCTCGAACCTTTCCGAATTCGAGTAGTGAGCTCCCCGATATTGGGAATCGGGAAGATCGTTCGGGCCTTGAGCGACAACGGCAGCGAAAATCAAACTATCGAGCATGGACGTTCCTTCCGTCATGGGCATCATCACCGCCTCGAGTGAGGCATCGGGCGTATCCGATCGAGTAGGACCAATACGCAAGCAGAGCTGACCAAGTGAGAAACGACAGGATTTCAATCACGGTTTTCCTCCCGTTGTGACCGGCCCCGCAGGAAGGCAGATACGGGGCCGGCCACGCTATGGAATTTTCGTGCCTTCCAGGTGGCGGGCCGAAGGGGGATCGACCCGCCACGGAAATATTATGGATCCCGTATGACAATTAGCAAGCGACACGCCGGGAAAATAGGAAATGCCCCCGGGGAAAGCGGGCCGGGGGCATTCCAGCGGGAGGAAACCGCAAAGCGGATACTACTATGGTGCTTCTTCGAACCATTCTTCTAAGTCCGGTTGCAGGTTCCGTTCCGGATCCAGCTCGAGGTGGGCCGTGAATCCTAGGGATTTCGGTTCCTCTTTTTCTTCCGGGGCATCGGCGGCCACGAATGCCGCTACGGACGCACCTAGCCTTATTAGGCGGTAAATGTCACGCTTGGATAGTTCGAGGCCGTCGATCAAGATTTCGACCTCTCCGACCGTTATTTTAGTTTTCACCGGTCGAGGGCCTCCGCTATCAGGATATATCCGATTGAGTCTAGGTAATGGTCCCGGTCGTACCGGTTTCGGGATCGGGCGAGTTTCATGAGGACTAGCATTTTCGCGGCATCACCGGGCGTAATGTCCGTTTTGAGGTAGGCGGTCCACATTTGGGCGATTCGGGTAAGTGTGTCCCCGAAGTCCCCGTGAGTTTCGGCCCGGGGCCCATGAATGGCGGCTATCGCGTCGCTTGTGAGTTTGTGATCGAGCATGGATCCTCCCGAAAAATATTTTCCAGAAATCTTCGAAATTGACTTGACACCGGTTTCGGTTCCTGTAGTCTTATCTACATAAGGCAAGACCAACTAGGGGAGGAACCCAAAATGGACACAAGCAAGCTCCGCTGGGTGAAGTCGGTAAGCGGTGGAGAATTCACCTTCACCCCCGACGGCCGGACAATCCGGGAAATCGCCGGCGCATATTTCGTATTCGATGCGGATGATTTTGTGACCGGCCGTTACACAACCCGCGAGGAAGCAATCCAGGCGGTGACGGCATGATCACCTGCACAACTTGTGGAACGGACACCGACAAGCTCGAAATCTTTCCCGGGAATGTGTGCCTACCCTGTTGGGCCATTAGCCCAGAAGGAATGCGTATGCCCACCGCCCAAGAATTAGTAACAATGTGGGGAGGTGGACGATGAACGAACTAATCGACCGGATGACCGAAGCCGGGCACGAATGGACCGAAGCCCGGGAGAAGCTACGGCGGCACGGCACCTACGCCTACGGCCTCATAGTGGCCGCCCACGCCCAAGGAATCCCGGAAACCCGCATAGCGGCACTCATGCAATGCGACAGGATGACCGTTCGAAGGGCACTCGGGAAACGTTAAACGATAGCGAAATCCTGCCACCGCCGGCCCGCCGTAACGAAAGTTATAGCCGCCGGAGGTGCATCATGATTCCCCTTGTGACTCCACCATACGGAACCACCATCGAGGGAACCGGTTTGCATCCAAGTGACTTCCGCAAACTGTTCGATCCGCAAATGGTGATAATGACCGCTTATCACGATGTCGGCCTGCCCGATCGGATCCCGGGCTAGAGCCTTATTCGCAAGCCACCCGGCCATTTTGTTTTTCGTTTGATGACCGTGAAGGATCCCGATCCGGGTCCCCTCGAGGTCGACGCACAAATGCAGTTGGTCCCGGCCCGGAAGGAACCAGGTCACTTCCCGGCCGGCGGCCGCCATAACGTCGGCAACCTGGGCCGCCCCTTCGACCGCCCAAGAATCGTCATACCGGGATGCCATTTGATTACCGACCCGTAGGGCCTCGTCATGATTTCCACCCACGACGATCACGGAAAGCTCATCAGTCATATCGGAGAAGGCTTGCACCTGATCTAGAAGCAACCGCCGGTATACCCGGATTTGTTCGGTGAGCGTTAGATCGAGCCGGCCGATCAGATTGCCGCCCTGAGAATTCACGCCCTCGATACAGTCACCGGCCCACGCTAATAGAACCGGGCCGGCCTTCCCCGCCTTCCGAAGCTTCCTGTACCGGTCGACGGCCCGCTCGAGGGATCCATAGAACCGGCCCACCGTGCCTTCCGTGCCGTCCCCATCCGGTTTCCCCAGCTGCAGATCACCGGCCGCAAAAACAAAAAGCCCCGGCCCACCGGCCGGGGATTCCCTAGTTTTCTTTTTCGCATTCTTCAACAAATCTTCGACGTCGATCGATCGAATCGACGGTTCAATCACCCACCGGCAACGAACAATCGGCACGGTAACCGCGTCGTCCCCTTGGGCCTGTCGAGTCCAGGCGGCCGGATCATGCCGCACTTCGACCAGGCGGGCCCGGAAACCGTCCGGGATGTCCACACCCATAGCGGGTAGCAGTCCCGCGGGATCACCGTCCGGGATCGGGCCGCTTGTGACGATCCTCGACCCGTCCGGTTCGAACCGTATTCCCGGTTCCCAACCCCGCGGGACCGCCTCGGAATGCCGACCCGTATTGCCGGCCGCCGCCAAATCGTTAAGGCTTTTCGCTAGGCCCATACCCTAGACATTCCTTCCGCCGGTGACGTTTCACCGATCCAGAAAGCACCGGGAAACCTTCATCCTTAAGAATCCGCGTAATCTCCGCGGAAGATATCGGCCCATCGAGAGCCCGAAGCAGAGCTTCCCGATCCTCACTAGACATCACAACCAGCATTCGGCAAACCGAACACTTAGGCAGAAGATCCACGGCCGCAAACCGATCGGCAAGACTCATAGCCCGAGAGCCGCCGCCCATTCTTTCCGTTCGTCAGGATCCGTCGAGAGAATCGGCAACGGGAAAAGATCCCCGTTCCGGTCACCGGCCTTCGTGAAAGAAACGTGAATGTGGGCCGTGTGCCCGTAGCCCTTACCCCGCCATTTCCAGAACCACCGGCGATAGGTGCCCGACGCGAGTTGATTTTCATAAACGACATAAAGGATCCGATCGGCACCCGGCAAGCTCGAGCCCGCATAAGCGACCAACTGATCCGCTAATTCCTTAGCCGTGGCACCGTTACGGTCCCGGCCTCGGCCCATGTTTTCGTCGATGTCGATAGCCCGAACCCAACCGTTTTCGTCCGGATTATGTTGCGAGGCGGAACCCTTCTTGCGGTGCCGTGCGTCCCCTATCCACCCATCACTACGGCGGGAACGGTTCGGGAACCTCTGATTAATTTGCAGTCGGAGAGTTATTCCGGCCGAACATAGACGCGGATTCATGACTCGGGATGGGTATTCGCAAACGCAAGGCCACCGATAAACACGGCATTAGCCAATCCGAGAAGGGCCACGCCTAATTCATCGGACACCCAACCGGCAATAACAAGTACCGGGATCGAGGCCGCAGAAATTCCGTAAAGATACTTCCGCCATTTCGTGGGAATATTCGGCATTCCTTCTCCCTTAGAGGTCGTTATTGAGGTGGTAGGTAACGTGGTCGTCGATCTTGTGCCGAACGTCCCGCACCTCGGACTCGATCCGGTTGAGTTGATCCTTCACCGACGTGCCGCCGTTCGGTTGCAGCGTCTTGCTGATGGCAATCTGCGTACGGATCAGCCAGAGGATGCCGCCGAGGATGGCGGTAGTCAGGATCACCAGCGGCACGATGTCGGCGGGAGCGTTGAAGGTCACGCTTCCAGCTCCGGCTCTGGCTCGGGTGCGATGAAGGCGTCAGCCTCAGCGTCGAACCGGAACCCGATCCCCGCGTAGGTCGATCTGAAGTTTGAGTTGTAGGACGTCTGCCGCCACTCGCCTGTGAGACCGATGCTGGCGATGAAAGCCTGACCGATCGGCTCAGACTCCGGGAAGTCTCCGCCGCCGCAGTCGTCGTTCCCGACCACGATCACTTCACGGACGATGCCGTCCTCGATGCGTGCAAAGTGCGCCATGTGTGTTCCTTTCGAGTTGAGTTATGCGGTGCGTACGCGAACGATCACGACACCGGAGCCGCCTGCGGCTCCGCTTGTGGCAAGCCCGCTACCGCCGCCGCCGCCACCAGTATTAGCGGTGCCTGCTGTACCTCCGGCTGTGCTTCCTGCACCACCGCCACCTGCACCACCGCCACCCGGTGTATAGGAAGTTCCTCCCCCACCGCCACCCGCCCGGGTAACCGACGAGTTTGTTATTGAGTTGGCTAGTCCAGCTCCACCAGCACCAGAGGATGTTGCGGCGACTCCTGCTCCACCTACTGCATTGGCACCTCCGCCGCCGCCACTAACTAGGTTGGCTCCAGCACCGCCAGCGTTGCCCGATAATGCGAGAGCAGGTCCCCCGGTAGTCACGTTGGCGGCACCACCACCACCGTTGCCGCCGCCCGTTGCGGGGTATGCGCCATTGACTCCATTGGACCCATAGCCCCCACCGATGGCCGATAGGGAATCGAGCCGACTGAAGTTTCCATTGGCACCCACGCCGGCAATGGAGTTACCGCCACCCGCGCCACCTGCGCCGACCGTGACAGTCAGTGCCTGTGCGGGTAAATATTCATTAGTTAGGTAGAGATGTTGGCCGCCGCCACCGCCGCCGCCTGCACCGCCGCCGCCACCTCCCCCTCCCCCCACGACCAGCACGTCGGCGAACCCGGCCTGATTGACAGTCAGCGTTCCCGAGGACGTGAACTCAAACCAAGCGAACGTGGACCCACCCGAGGTGTACGTCCCGGACGCCGTGTTACCGATCGACGCCGCACCAGCGACAGCCGTGTACGGACGGGCAACACGGACGATGACAACACCGGAGCCGCCAGCGCCACCAGCGCCAGTTAGTTGATCGCCGGTAGTCTGCTGCCCGCCGCCGCCGCCACCACCACCAGTATTAGCGGTGCCTGAAGTTGCAGTTGTATTTGTTCCGGTTCCGGCTCCACCGCCACCAGAGCCACCCGAACCACCAGTGCCACCTCTCGCACCACCGCCACCGCCGCCGCCGTAAGTAACTGATGACCCGGTGAAACTGTTGGCAAGCCCTGCTCCGCCCGCACCACCAGTTCCTGATGTTGCTGCGCCACCGACAGCATTAGCACCGCCGCCGCCGCCACCGCCCGTCAACCCACTAGAGTTGCTTCCGCCGTCATTTCCTTGACCTGAAACTGAACCGCCACCTGTGCTGCTCGAAATGTTGTAGGCAGCGCCGCCACCCGACCCCCCGAACAGGCCATTCTTGCGGCTTGACGAAGCGCCACCGCCTGAGCCTCCACCGACGGCATAGTAGGAACCCACACGAGATGCTTGACCAGCAAAGCCGTTGCCATTACTAGACGCCGCTGCCCCCGCACCTCCGGCCCCAATAACGACGGTTAGGGCTGCGGCCGGCAAGTAGGCGTTTGTTGTTACCAACACACCGCCAGCGCCGCCACCGCCGCCGTCTGCACCGCCAGCGCCGGCGCCTACGACGAGCACGTCGGCCAGCCCCGCCGTCGAGACGTTGAGCGACGAACTGCTATTGAAAGTCCAGAAATCGTAGGTGACGCCGCCACTCGTGTAGTTGCCTGTCGGAGTGTCAGAGATAGCGGCTCCACCAAGTGCTCCGCCAAGTGACTTCCATGTGCTGCCGTCGTAGACCTGCACCGTGCCGCCACCGATGTGCGTGACCATGCCGGTAGACGGTGACGGCAACGCGGAACCACGCGCCGCCGTGCCGTTGAAGTTCATCACGGCCTGGTCCATGAAGTAGTCCTGGACGTTAGCCGCCGTAAGTACCTCGCCAGCGGTGAATG